GAAGAACGTGACGGACACGTAGGAGTACTGGTCGGTGTCGCAGGGGCATTGGTCGCCGCAAGCGAGGATGCCGCCGAAGTCGCTGCCGGAGGCGCACGGAACGGCCCAATTGATCCGGGCGTACAGCACCGACTTCAGCGTCCCGCTGGGGTCGCAGTCGAGGTTCTCCTGCTCGGACAGCAGCCACGTCGGGAACACGCCGACGCATTGGCACATGCAGCCGTTGTCGGGCGTGACGCCGCACGGAGGCGGCGAGAAGTCGCAGTCGTGCGGCCAGCCGTAATGCCCCGCCTCGGTCGGCCACGGAAGCGTCCATGATCCGGACGCGTTGCACTTGGCGAGGCTAGAGATGGTTTGATTCTGGATCTCACCGGACAGCGTCCCGCATTGCACCTCGGAGTATCCGGCAGGGACGCGCACCAGGTCAAACGCGCACGACACGGACCCGAGCCACGGGCATGCCGGCTCCGTCGGCACATCGCAGGGATCGTTCGTCGGTTCGCGGAAGGTGAGATACCAGTAGTCCGGATGGCCGTACCGGCAGCCGTCCGTTCGGACCAGCGGCTCGGCGCCGACGCACTCAACCCACGGCCAATGGCGGCCCGGCGGCTTCTGGCACATGCCGCCCATGCAGGGACACGTCCTGCCGTTCGCGCCCGGCAGACTTCCGGTCGGGTCGCAGGGGGTGCATCCGCCGCACGGCACCTCGCCCCAGTCGGCGCAGTTCTCGTTGTCGCAGAACAGCTCGTGCGCGACGTAATCGTCGCAGCTGGCCTTCCGCATGGAGATGCCGACCCACACCGTGAACGGGCGAAGGCCGACCGCCGCGCAGTCCTCGCGGACGGCGGAACAGTCTGCTGATCCGCAGTCGTTGCAGCAGCAGCGCCGGATCGTCACTTCGCGTTCTTCCGGCACCACCAGAAGCCGACCCACGCACCGGCTGCGAGGATGGCGGAAATCAGGATGAGCGTCGAGGCGAAGTTACTTTCGGCGAGCATGGGCGACCTTTCGGGGATGCTTGGTGCGGAACGTCGCGCCGAGCGAGCAGCCGGCGGCGAAGGCGGCGGTGACGGTCACGATGATCCAGAGGATCAGGGTCTGGTCTTGGTTCATGTGCGGATCACTTTTTGAGTCTGTAGACAATGGCAGCGACCGCCGCGAGGCCGACGGCCGCCGAGATGAACTGCATGGTCACCCAAACCGGGCTTTCGTCATCGGAGACATAGGCGACGCTCTGGTGAACGGCTGCCGCGCTGTGCTCGATTTCCGCCAGCTCGAGCTGCGCCGCCTCGAGGTGGCCTCGAGCGCGAACGGCAGACGCGCGGACATCGTTCGCCTCGCGGGCGATGGTCGCGGTCGCCGAGGCGCAGCCGGTGAGCACGAGGACGGCGGCGATGCGCTTCATGCCGGAACCCAGTCCTCGATGGCTTCATCCCATACCCAATGTCCAGAAGCTGGATACGGAACCGGAGGATTCCATTGGCAGGTCGCATCATCTAGCACCCAGCTGGCATACGGCCTTGGCGGAATGAATGCGTTGCGAACCTCGTCGTAGGAATAGCCAATGCCTGCGTAGTTCTTGCGGACACCGCCATCGGCCCATGTCTCAATCCATGTCCCTCCGAGATTTGCCTCGCACCAGGCAATGCTCGGAGCCACGATGACCTGCACGACATTAGAACTTTCGATCTTTGCAGCAATCATGCCGTAAATGTCCCGCTGGAGGTGAGTGTGTGGGTGGTGAATCCGCCAGCCGTACTGGTTGACCAGGTTCCCGTAAATGCTGCCGTTGCGCTTGCATCACCCGAATACCGGATGACAACAACGCCGCTGCCGCCGTTTCCTCCTGCGGAACCGGTGCCGGAGCTTCCAGTCCCTCCTCCTCCGCCGCCTCCTCCCGTGTTGGCCGTTCCAGCAGATCCGGCAGATGGAGAAGAACCGCCGAGGCCGCCGTTTCCGCCGCCCCCACTTCCACCCGTTCCCGCGGACTGGCCGCTAGTCGCATAGATGCCACCACCGCCGCCACCGGCGTAGGTGACGCCGTTGTAGGTCACTCCAGCGCCACCGTTACCAGTTCCGTTGTTTCCGACTGCACCGACCGCAGACATACCGCCACCACCGCCGCCGCGATATGGGGCGTTACTGCCAGTTCCGTATGCGCCACCATTGAATCCGATGCTGCCCGTTCCGCCGGTTCCGGTTGGCGCACCGCCAGCACCGCCGCCGCAACCGCCATTTCCGCCATTGGATGCGCTTCCGGATCCAGCCCCACCGCGACCGCCTCCAGTTGCAGTTGTCATTGTCGCAAATACGCTATTTCCGCCAACGGTGCCGACGTTGTTTCCAGCCGCCCCTCCTGCGCCGCCGCTGCCAATCGTCACGGCATATGTGGTGCCTGGCGTGAGGACAAATGCTGCGTCACGAATCAAACCGCCACCACCGCCGCCGCCTGCGGCGTAGTTGTTGGTCTGGCCGCCACCACCGCCACCACCGCCACCGACAACGAGCACTTCGGCGGTGTACGTACTAGATCCGGCAATTGCCGCCCGGCGCATCATCGAGCCCATCATGGGATCACCTCCGCAGTAACGCGCAACGCGATCGTCGCGATGTGCAGGTTTTCTGATCCAGCCGTCGGGTCGGCGTACAGCACGACCTCGCCCCACGACGGGCCGGCGAGCGTGGCGGTCTGCGTCGCGGTAAAGCTGGTGGTCGCGGTGCCGCCGCCAGCGCTGACAACGGAGCCGGTGACCGTGGTGGAAACGCCCGCCAGCGTCAGCTTCGCCTTCGGCGTGTAGCCGGTCCAGTTGAAATTGTTCCCGCCCACCTCGTGGACGTGGAAACTGATGTTCAGTACTTCCCCTGGCACCACGGTGATGCTCGGGATCGGAGTTGCCAGCGTCAGGTTCATCAGATGCACCTATACGGGTTGGGACGGTCAAAAAACGGGAACGCGTTTCCGGCGGTGTCCATCACGACATGGACGAGGACCTTCGCGGACAGCTCCGACGTGGTCCAGTTGCCGCCGCTGTACTGCGACCCGACAGGTCCGAACTGGTCGGCGGGCGTCGCGTTCACCGCAACGCCATCGACTCTGGTCGCGGTGTTGTGGTACTCCCGGAGGTTGATGCAGTTCGTGTAGTCGAAAGTAAGGTCGGTGCCGACGGTGACGCCGGAACCTGTCAGCGGCGGCGGGAACCAGAGGCGAACCGTGTACGTCCAACGGTACCCAGCTCCGGCGATCGCTGAGGCGTTTCGCACCTCGCACAGGCCCATCGTGACGATCTGCCCTGCCCCCATCTCGCGCCGCGCCCAACGGAGCGTGTCCTTGTTGTCGATGGCCGTCGCCGCTCCCTGCGTCCATGAGTTCACCACGGCACGGTTTGCGCCGGCGATGCCCTCGTTGAAGATGGGACGGGTCCAGCTCATGGATATGCGGGCTTGGGCGAAGTGATCTCAGCCATGTTTGCGGATCCCATTAGCGTCGCGAACGTCGCGGTGCTCGGGTACTTCTGAAAGAAGCCGATCTTGTCAGCCTGGAGCACCACGACGCCAGCCACAGTCGCCCCCGACGTGCAGAGCGGCTGTCCGGTCGGCTTCGGGATCGGCACTTGCTCGAGGTGGTACCAGGCGTCGAACAGGAACTGGTGCTGGATGCGGTACCACTCGTAGGACGGGCTGATGGTGAAGCCCTGATACACGACGGTGCCCACGTCACAGCCGAGAAAGGTTGCGTCGTTCCGCTTTCCGATGTAGCTCGAGTAGCTGCTGGTCGGCGGCTCGGGCGTTGCCTCGCGAGTCCGGTCCCAGAGGAACTCGAACGTCATCGACATCTGCGGCACCTCGTAGGTCGGCGGGTTGCCGTTGAGGTCCACTTTTGTCCCGCCGATGTCAACGACGCTTCCGGGCCATGCCACCGTGCCGTTTGCCGGGAACGTCGGGGCGATGCGCCACATCTGCGCTGCCCGAACGCCGCTCGAGCGCGTCACCTGAACGTAGGTGCCCTCTTGTGCGTTGTACGGGTCAAAACTGCCGAACCTGCACGTCACTTCCCACACATACGGCGCCTCGCGCTGCATCGTCGTTTCGACGCTACGGCAGACAAACGTTTTTAGAAACGAGTTGGAACCGTAGATTGCAGACGGCAGGCGTTCGCGGATCTTCGGCAATCCGGAAGCCGAGAGCATCTGCTGATCGCCCGGATAGGTGTCTCCGGAGCTTGCCGGCTCCCATCGGACCTGGTACTGGAGGTCGAGCGTGTGCTGCTCGCCAGGCATTGCCAGCGAGTAGTTCCGCGTCTCCGGGCGCTCAATGACGGTCCACGTGCCCATTAGAACGGCCTCCCCATCTTGCTCGCGATGTCACGGAGCACGGTCAGGATGTCGGCAATGCCGGCTGCGCCGGTCAGCGTCTGGTCGATGGCGGCGTTGCGGAGCCCGCCGGCTGTCGCGGTCGCCTGACCGGCTGCGGCGATGCCAGCGGAGATGGTCGGATCGGCGGCGATCCGCTGCGCCTCGGTGCGGCTTGCCGCAGACTGCGCCTGGATCGCTTGAATCACGCCGGGCGCGACGGCCTTGGCGATCGTCTGCTCGTCCTGGTACTTCTGAATCAGCGCCTGTGTCTGCGCGTTGGCGGCGTCGAGGTCCCAGGTGGTCGCCATCCGAGTCAGCTCGTCTACCCGGTCGTTCATCAGCGCCGTCGCCTGGCGTATGGCATTAAACGCCACCTGACCGACGTTGAACGCCGCCGAGATGCCGGACGCCATTGCCGTCCGTGCGCTCGACTCGTTGAGCTTCTTGAGCTCCTGATTCGCCCGCGCCACGCCCTTGACCACGCCTGACGGGTCCACCTCTGCGCGGATGACTGCCTTCATCTCCTTAGCCACCGGACACCTCCTCGGCGAACTCCTCGATGCCGCGACGGGTCCAGGGGAACAGCTGCTGCGGTCGCTGCCCGGTCATGGCGCACGCGATGACGCCGAGCAGGAACTCGCATCGTTCCCCCGTGGTCATCTCCGTCCGTGCGATGCCGAGCGGCATGGTCATCCGTTGCTCCGGGCTTGAGATTCGCCACAGCCGCCGCTCGGCGGCTCCGTAGGGCGCGGACCGTTCACCGCCTCGAGCAGGGCCGCGGCGATGTCGCCGCGGATCGACGCTAGCTGGTCGTTCCGGTCCACGAACCGGCTACCGTCGGGCATGGTGAGGTTGTCGCCCCACCAGAACTGGTCGGTGCGGCTGCGCTGGTAGTCGCCGAGCGTCGGCTCGCGCACCACCACGTCGCCGACGCCGTCGATCGTGACGGTGCGGCTTCGGGCGGCGATCTTGGACAGGTCAAACGGCATCAGGCTTCCTCGACCGAGACGTTCCACATACCGGCCTGGGTGCCGTCATCCGAGCGGCTGGCGCTGACGATGTGGCCGGTGATCGCGTAGGCGATCGATCCCTGGTCGGTGAACGTCACGACCACGGATCGGTTCACGGCGTCGGCCAGCGTGGTCGGGTACAGGTGCGTCCGGAGCGCGTTGTCGGTGCTGCCGTCCTGCGCCATCATGTCGAACGTGACGGTGCGTCGAACGCGACCGGGCGCCCGCTTCTCTCGGAAGTCGGACAGCTGCGTCACGTCGATGCTGCTGCGCTCGAACTGCACCGACACGTTCTTGATCGGGAACGTGGTGGCGCCGGCTGCGTTGAAGTTAAGGGTGACTGATCCGCCGTAGCCAGAGATGAGTGCCATTTAGAGCTCCGTTGCGAGAATGGTCATGGTGATGGTTGCGATGCGCTCGGCGTCCTGCTGCCCGTCATCCGGCGTCTCCGCGGAGAACGCGACCGAAAGCTCGGACATCATCAGCTTGCATTCGCCGGAATCCGTGATCGTGCCGGAGTCCCACAAGGCGACCACGGCATCGGCCATCTGCGTGACGGTTTCCACCGTGTCGGCAATGCACGCGACTTCCACCGAAATCGTCCAGTGATTCGTGTCTGTGACAACGCCGCGCATCTGCGCGTCGAGGTTTGCCGCGGTGAGCTCGTAAACCATGCACGGCGTCGGCGTGCCAGCGTTCCGCATCCCCACGGACACGGTGTAGACGGTCTGGCTCAGGGCCTTGTAGACGGCCTTGGAGATATTCTCAAGCGGCACGGCGAAGCCCTCCCATAACGAGCGACGCCTGGCGCAGGATGGCCTCGGCGATGGCATTGCCCATAGCCGTTGCGTTGGACCGCGCCCACCTCATGCTGATGAACGAGCCGGGAATGCGGCGCTTGGCGCCCTTGTGCCGGAAGCCGGATTCCAGCAGATGCCAGATGCGCTGCCGCCCCTTGCCGCGCTTAGCGCGGTAATCGACGCCGATGCTGAAGATCAGCGCCCCGTAGCCCTTCTGCGCCCGCTTCGGGCCGTCAAGCCGCGTCGAGGCGGCGATCGCTCGCCGGTGCAGCCCCTTGCCCTGGTATCGGGCACCGCGCCATGCCGTTCGGAGCTTGCCGATGTACGGCTTGGTTCCCTCGCGGATCGCCTTTTTGCGGACGCGCTCGTTGAGCTTCTGCGGAAGCTGCGAGAGCGTGCGGCGTACCTCGGCGCTGTCCACCGAGATCCGCACGATGTTGGTCGCGCCGCGTCCAGCGCTCGGGCCGAAGAGGCTCATTCGGTCACCTCCACGGCCTCGATCTCGAGGCGCCGGCGGCGCTGGTCCATGTCCCAGCACGCGCGGCAGTTGAACGTCCGAACGGTGCCGTTGTCGTTCCAGAGCAGCCGGCTGCGCGAGGTCAGAGACGGGAGCCAGCTCGCGATGATCCGCCACTCGGTGCGGACCGCCGGGCCGCCGTCATCCATGACCTCGGTCGTGTTGGACGCCTCGACGTGCGCCCACACGGTGCCGATCGTCACCCAAGCCTCGACCGCCTGGCCGAACGCATCGACCGTGCGGACGGGGTTCTGCACCGTCAGCGACAGGCGCAGCATCCCGCTCGGGACGGGAGCGGCCATCAGCCAATCCCCTTCCCCATCATGGCGCTGATCCGGTCCCAGTAGTCGCCGGGCAGCGTCACCGTGTCATCACCGCGGCTCTGGACGTGCTGCGCCACGCGCTGAAGCAGCATCATCTCTAGGAGCGGATTCAAAGTGTTGGAGCCCGCCGTCACGGTCAGGACGAGCGGGTACGTCAGGTCATCCTCGTCGAGGCTGGCGTACTGGATGCCGTTGATCGTGACCAAGGTCAGGCTGATCGTCGCCGCGTTGTCATCGACGCAAGTGCACGCCGTAGCCGGCTGGCGCTCGAGCCGGACAAGCTTCTCGGTGTTTGCCGGCTCGAGGCCGACGTACTGGGTGCGGGTCACGGGGTCCACGCACCAGCCGGTGCGCTCCTCGAGCTCCCGCTTCGCGGCCTCCCAGGCGATGGAAATGGCCGGATCGTCCTCGTTGTGAGGGATCCGCGCCCATGCCCGAAACTTGGGAAGGTCTAGCGCCATCTTTCCTCCGCAGCGGGCGGGGGGGGGACGAATCCCCCCCGCGCCCGCCTATGCGAGAGTCCTATCAGGCGTTGGTCACCTGGAGCTGCACGAGGCTCTTCACGCGGGTGAAGGCCGAGTTGGCGAACGCCATGCCCTGGAAGATCACGCGGGCGCTGCTCGCCGCGGTGATCTCGTCGCGGATCATGCCGACGCCGCCCCACTCGCGCACCGAGAAGCCATCGGAGATGTTGCCGAGGACCGCCACGACGTTCTTGCCCGTCGTGGCGGTGGCAACGTGCGCCGGGAGGTACTCGGTGACGTACACCGGGAGGCCCATCAGGGTGAACGGCGCGGCCTGGGTGTTCGTCGCGTCAGACGACGGGATGAACACCGGGACGTTGTTCACCAGGATGCCGGCGATCGTCGCGTAGACGTCCTGCGGGAGGATCCAAGCCGCCGAGCCCCAGTACGCCGCCGGGAGCTTGCTGTACCGCATCTCCGACAGCTTCGCGATGGTGACCTGCGCGATGGCGAGAGCGCGGGTGGTGCCGGCCGAGGTCGCCGTCGTGATGTTCACGTTCGCGTTGACGGTGAAGATGCCCGTCGGCGCGTTGGTGCCGGAACCGCCGACGTAGCCCCACTCGAGGTTCTTGGCGAGCTGGCGCTGGAGCGAGTCCATGACCTCCGCCTCGACATCGAAGTTGGCCTGGCGGATCAGCTGCTGGCTGACCTGAGTGTAGGGGATGCACGGGACGGGCGAGATCGGCACCTCGACGAACGCCGGGTCGATCGACGTGCGAGCCGTCGAGCCGGTGTCGGGCTGCGTCCACGCCGAGGTGTAGTCGGCGGTGGCGAGCGAGTTGTAGCGCAGGGTCGGGTAGCCCTGGACGCCGGTGCGGAGGTCAGCCAGGTTGCGGACCACCGTGTTCGCGTCGAGGTACTTGAGGATGCCGTCCTCGTAGATCTTCGGGATCAGCACGCTGCTCGAGGCCGTCGAGATGATCTCGCGCTGCTCGGGGGCGCGGCCGCCCTTCAGGTAGCCGAGGAACTGCTCGCGGTACTCGGGGGACGAGCGCCACTCGATCGCCTGCTCGCGCTTCTCGGCGACCACCTTCGAGGTCGCGGCGTGGCTGGCGAACTTCTCGCGCAGCTCGGCGGCGCTGCGCTTCTGGTTGAGGTCCTTCAGCTCGTCCAGGAGCTCGCTGGCGCGGGCCTCCTGCTCGGCGGTGATCTGGTCATTCGCGAGAATGCCATTCACCTCGGTTTCGATGAACTTGCGACGCTCGATGATCTCTGCCTGCTTCATGTGAGTGCCCTCAATCGCAGACGAAGCCGGGCTAGCGCCGGCGCGTAGTTGCGTGCCTCGGCGCTCGTCTGCGGATACGCGCCGTTTTCAACGATGGAAATCTCGCGGAGGTCCACCTCCGAGAGGGTCCGCTCGCTGCCCTTCCAGGCGTCGGAGCGGACGTAGAAGCCGAATGACATCTCGGTTAGCACTCCGGCCTCGACCAGGGCGCGAACGTCACGCGCACGCTGGGTTTCTGGGAGATCGACCTCGAACGCGAGTCCCTTGGTGTCGCTTCCGAGCTTCAGCAGCCCGCTGCGGGTGTTGGCGAGCAGCTCGCGGCGATCGTGGCCGACGAGCATCGACACGTTTCCCGACAGGCTCGAGTCGAAGGCGCCGCGTGCGACCCGCTCGACAAACGGCTTGCCGTTGTTGACGCCGCGCACGGTCAGCGGATGGCTTGGCGCGTCGTAGACCGCCGCATAGCCGGCAAGCTTGTTGCCGGAACGCTCGAAGGTCGCCGTGCGGATCTCAAGCATTGTCACCCTCCGCGTCTGGGTTGCCGTCAACGACCGCTCCGGACGCGCCGCCTGGCATCGACACGGTCGGCGTGTCGAGGCCGTCGATCGGCGGAAGGCCGAGATAGTGCCGGGCGTCGTTCGGCGACATGATTCCGGCGAGCACCAGCTTCGAGAACGCCATGCCCTGGTCGCGGAGGTTGCCGCGGGTGATCGGGGTCGTGTCGATGTGCACGCGCTCGCCGGGAGCGCAGAGCTTGCGCTGGAGCTCGCTCTCCCACGCGGACGCCCACGCGGCGATCGCGCCGTCGGCATACGCGCGGGCCGTCTCCGCCTGGCTTGAGAGTGCGCCGCCGCCCTGCTGGAACAGCATTTCGGGCGGAACGCCGAATGCGCGGGCGATCTCCTGCACAGAGAAGCGGCGCGAGTCGAGCATCGAGCTGCTCGTCTCCTGGCTGATCTTCTCCGCCTTCATGCCCTCGCGCAGGATCAGCGGGCGGCTCGCGCCGTCCGCGGTCGCGTGCATGGTCATCCAGGCGTCGCGGATCGCCTGCACCGTCTGGTCGCTCATCGCGCCCGGATGGCTGATCGCGATCTTGCCCATGCTGCCCGTCTTGACGAGCGCAGCGTGCGCCCCGTCCTCGTCAGCGGCGAGCTGCATGGCGTGCCGCGCCATCTCGAGCGGCGAGCGGAACCAGCACGGGTTGAGGTGGTCCGGGTAGCAACCGACGTGCAGGATCTGATCCTGATTCAGCACCGTGCTGCCGATGCGGTAGATCACGCCGTCATCGGTCACCTCGCCGCTCATGGCGTCGGCGGGGATCGGCTGGAGCTCGGCGATCGCACCGTCAGACGAGCGTCGAATCAGCGCGAGGCCGTTGCCGTGCGTCAGGGCGACCGAAGTCGTGTAGCGACGGAACTCGTAGCCGGACTGCCACCGGCTGGCCTCACGGTTCATCAGCATCGAAACCGGGTGGTCCGGAATCGTCTGTCCGTCGCTGTCGAGGACCGAAATCGGGAGCCGGGCAATGTCCGCGCTGATCAGCTGCGTAGCGCGGACAACGGCGGGGATGGCGTCCACCGGCGCCGACACAATGGGCTCCGGTCGCGTGTAGATGGCTACACCCGACTTGAAACCAAAGAACCGAGCGAACATTGCCCGAAGCTCCATGGAACGGATGGAACCGAAACGCCCAAATCCGTCTACTGCGATTTTTGGAATCCCGGTCTATCCAATGGGACACGCGCTGGCGCTAACGCCCGTGACCTCGCGGACGCCGTTGTGCTCCATGAGCAGCGCCGCCATGTTCCCGGCGACCACCGCGTCGGTGTTGCCGTTGCTTCGCCCCTTGACCGGGCGGATGTTGCCGACGTTGTCCTTCACCAGCCGCACCGCCTGGAGCGCCGAGGACAGCACCGGATCCGGCTCGTAGAACAGCTGCCGCGACTTCAGGAGGTCGCCCCAGAGCTTCCACGCCGGGGCCATCGTCCGGATCGACTGATCGATCGGGACGATCGGCCATCCGCGATCCGCCCACCGCCGGATGTCCCGTGCCTGGGACGGGTTCTGGTCGACGCCGACCTTCCGCACGTCGTAGCGGGCCATGATCACCTCGAGCTCGGCCTCGATCACCGCCATGTCGTGCCACTCGCCCGGCATCCGGCGCAGATGTCCCTGTTCGCACCACTTCGACAGCGGGCACTTCGACCGCTTGGCGTCGGCTTCGATATCCAACCCAGCCCACCAGGACACGTTCCTGGCGCGGATACGCCCGCCGTCCACGACCATTACGCACAGGGTCGTAAGGTCGAGCTGGGTGCCGTACCCGCCGCGGCTCAAATCAATGGCGACCACCGCCGGGGATCCCCGTAGCCGATCCCAGTCGCAAGGCTCCGACTGCCGCTCTAGGACCGAGAGGTCCACGTCGGTGGTCGCCAGTTCGTGGTAGCGGCACGCCAGCTGCGTCTCGAACTCCGCAATCTGGACGGGATCGCCGCTCTCTAGCATCGTTCGCGCCGCCATCTCGAGCTGCGTCGGGTCGATGATCGTCCCGAGCCCGGGGTGCGCCTTGATCCATGTCGCCGGGTCCGATGCCTGATCGTCGGCGTCCAAGCCGTACAGCATCGGCCACCAGCCGGCTGGATACGGCTGTCCGGACGCGATCGC